ACTAACTTTAGTAATTTCTACAACAATACTGAAGGTACATGGTTTACTGATATGGCACTTGGATTTACCATAGACGCTGGAAATCCATTTACTTTCGGTGGTGTGTTCTACACTACTGTTGCTGGCGGTTCTGTTAGGACTCTTGGTAATACTCCTACAATTATGGGTGGATTGAGTAATTCACAAACTATTCCAAGTAAAACAGCAGTTGCTTTGAAATCTCAAGATTTTAAAGTTTACAGAGATGGAACACAAACTGGTTCTAATAACTCTCTTGCTTATACTCCAACAGGAACAAAATGGGAAATTAATTCTAGTCTTGGTAGTCTCGGTAGAATAAAACGTGTAACCTACTGGCCAAAACGTCTTCCCGATGGGGCACTACAATTCATCACCCAGTAATATAAATACAGAGAAGGGAAATAAACTATCGTAAAGTATAATGAGTTTTATCTGGGCATCCTCTACAAGTACATATTCTGATCCATTATATAGTACTGGAAATCAAAGACCTACTTTAGATTTGCAATTTGCAAGAGGTAAGTCATTGAATGATTATGCATCTGGACAAAATTTTATAACATTTACTAGAGATAGTATTGGAACTTATGTTGATGAGAATGGAGTAATCCAGACTGCTACTGCAAATACACCACGCTTTGACCAAGACCCAGATACTTTAGAGAGTTTGGGGTTGTTGGTTGAGGGGGCAGCGACAAATTATTTTCCTAATTCATCTACCCCAACTGGAGCTGTAAATGGTGTTAGAACAGTTGTATCTGGAAACTTATTACCTGATGGTACAACTGGTAATTGCACGCAGCTTTATGTCGATAGAGTTTCAAATAATCTATATGATGGATTTAATGGCACAGTTCCCGCCAACACTCAATTTCACTTTAGTTTTTGGGTAAAAAATATAAGTGGATTCTCCGTTACATTCCTTTATGGCAGAGCAGATGCTTATCGAAGTTATGTAACTATACCAGATGATGGAAAATGGTATAGATTGTCTAGAGATGTTGGGTTTTCTAGCTCTTCTAGTCAGCTTTACAATTTAACATATGTAGATACTAGACCAGGGGGTACTACTGATCCAGTTTCTACTCCATTTACTCTACTACTTTGGGGATCTCAAGCGGAAATAGGAACCAAACCTACCTCCTACATCCCTACCAGTGGCTCAACAGTAACACGTGCCGCTGATGTTGCAAGTATTACTGGGGCAAATTTTAGTTCTATCTTTACTGGTCAGTATCCAACGGGAACTTTATATGCAGAATATTCCAGAAATTATAATTTTTCGGTTTCTCCAAATACTAAACGAGTGTGGACTTTTTATAATGGTACTACAAATAATAGTATTCAAATTAGAGGAGATGGAACTTCACAAGAAGGATTTTATATAGTAGATGGTGGATCTACATCTACAGTTGGATTGAGACTTGTTCCAGAAAAGGGGATTCCAATTAAGGCGGCATCTGCATGGGATTCTTCTACTATGTCTGTATCATTTGATGGTTCATCGGTATCATCTACATCTATTAATTTACCATTTAATATTAATCCTAATGTATTTTCTATAGGTAGTTACGCTGTATATTCAACTACGTTTTTAGATGGTCACATCTCCCGCCTGACCTACTATCCTGTTCGCCTTCCTGACGCTACTCTTCAAACCATCACATCGTAACATTATAAATAATTCGTCATATTATTCTACATAAAGGACATGGATACTGAAACTCTAAAGAAAAATTTTGAAGAGCAACTTGCTCAAGCAGATAAACAAATTGCAGAACTGGAAGAAAATCTTGTTAAAGCAAAAGAATATAAACTAAAACTTCAAGGTGGTCTTGAAACTTTAGGACTTCTAGAAGGAAACTCAGAACCTAAGGAAGGTTCGCCAGCAGAATAATTGTAAATCCCTTCTTCCTAAATAGGTAAGAAGGGATTTTTGTGTGTAATGGCATCTCCAAGTTCAAGAGCTGATCTCATCATTTATTGTAAAAGACAGCTTGGCGAACCTGTTCTGCAGATCAATATTGATGACGAGCAGGTAAATAATGTTATTGACGATACCATACAATTCTTTCAAGAGAATTGTTATAATGGTATGGAGAGAGCATACCTAAGACACAAGATTAATGCTGATGATCTAACAAGATTTGATGGTGAAGATACTACATCATCTGGAACTACAAATTGGGAAGAGGCAACAAATTACATTCCTATTCCAGATCATGTCGTGGGCATCACTAGAGTATTTGGTTTAGTCAGCAATTCAATCCGTTCCAATCTTTTTGGTGTTGAGTATCAGTTGTTCCTGAACGATTTGTATGCGTTTGGGTCACTTGATATTCTCAACTACTACATGAATAAGCAGTATCTGGAGACACTGGATATGGTCCTCAACAACGGATCATTCCAGCAGTTTAGATATACTATGCGTCGTGATCGTTTGTATCTTGATATCAATAAGTCATTCCTTAAAGAGGATACCTGGCTCTTGATTGAAGCACATCGTCTCATTGATCCTAACGATGCTACTGAGATGTATAATGATATGTTTGTGAAAAAATATGCTACTGCTCTAATGAAAAAGCAGTGGGGTATGAATTTGATCAAATATAATAATGTTCAATTACCTGGTGGGATTACTCTAAATGGTAGACAAATTTATGAAGATGCTATCAAAGAGATTGAAAAGATTGAATCTGAAGTTTTGAGTAAGTATGCAATCCCCCCAATGGACATGATTGGATAAAGAAATATGCCTACTAGTCCCTATTTTCCAACATACTATCAAGGAGATTCTGGTGAGCAAGGTTTGTATCAAGACCTTGTTGATGAACAGATCAAATTGTTTGGTTCTGATATCTACTACATGCCAAGAACTATCCTGAAGGATAATACTTTGGATGATATTGTTTATTCAAAATATCAAAGTCAATTTCAAATTGAAATGATACTAAGTAATGTAGAAGGTTTTGGAGATACTTCAGAATTTATTAGTAAGTTTGGTTTACGTATTACTGACGAAGTTAAATTTAGAGTCTCTACAAGGAGATGGGATGAAGAATCTGCATCATATAATCTCACAGTAAATGGTAGACCAAATGAAGGAGACTTACTTTATTTTCCATTAACTCAAGATTTGTATGAAATAAAATTTGTAGAGAGGGAAAGTCCTTTTTATCAGTTTGGTAAGATTCAATTCTATACGATGACTGCAGAAATTTATGAGGTAGGTAGCGATGACATTTCAACTGGTGTTGCCGAGATTGACGAGATTGAAACCTTATTTAGCAGTGCTATCGCTCTTAATCTTTCTGTGGGTGGGACTGGAAGCTATACAATTGGGGAAACAATTACGGGGACGACGACGGGCGTCACTGCAGAAGTTAAGTCTTGGGATGAGACAACGAACATCTTACAAGTTATTAATAGAACAGGAACCTTTGCTACAGGAGAAGCAATAACTGGCAACGATAATGGTGCTGTTTGGGTTGTTGGTACATTTGATACTCTAAATAATACTAACAGCGAATACGATCAAAATAGAGAAATTGAAGATTCTGCTGACAATATAATTGATTGGACTGAAGTAAATCCATTTGGTGAGTTTGGAAATTTTACAGGTAGTATCTAATGTTAGGATCACATTTTTATAACGAAATTACTCGCAAAAATATTATTGCTTTTGGCACTCTCTTCAATAATATTACTTTAAAGAAAAAAGATCCACAAACTGGTGAAGTTTTAGAAGAAGAAAAAGTTCCTTTGGCATATGGTCCAAAGCAAAAGTTTCTTACTAGACTAGAACAAAATCCAGATGTTGGCAGAAAAGTTGCAATTACTTTGCCACGTTTATATTTTGAGATGACAGGGATTGATTACGATTCAGTTCGTAAAACTTCACCAATTCAAAAATATAAATCAATCATTGATGACAATGGTAATGAAGTCAAGGTTCAATATGTTCCTGTCCCTTATAATATGAGTTTTGAACTTGGTATTATTGGAAAGTCACAAGATGATGCTTTACAAATTATAGAACAAATTTTACCATACTTCCAACCTTCTTTTTCTGTTACTCTTAATATGATTCCAGACATGGATGAAAAAAGAGATGTTGCAATTGTATTAAATAATATCAACTATGAAGATGAATGGGACGATAGTTTTTTACAAAGAAGATATATTGTATACACTTTAAACTTTACTGCTAAAACTTATTTCTACGGACCTTACAGTCAATCTGATATTATTAAAAAAGCAATTGTTTATGAAACAATTGGCGATCTTAACGTCAATAGAAGAACAATTGAAAGAACTTATACACCAAAAGCAGTTACTGATCTTGATGGTGATGGAGATATTGACGCACAAGATGACGCAATCTTAACAGCAGATGATGATTTTGGATTTAATGAAGGGATTCAATACTTATGAAACTAGAAGAAAATATGGAAGATATCCTCAATATTAGTGTTGAACCAGTTGAGGAAAGTAAACCAACAAAACCAAAACCACCAGAGATAGATAAGGACGATCGTGAGAAGGATTATGAATATACCAGGGGTGAGTTATACTCACTCATAGACAAGGGCCAGGAGGCGGTTAACGGCGCCTTAGAGGTCGCTCAAGAATCAGGACACCCTAGAGCATACGAGGTCGCTGTAGCGGCAATGAAGCACGTTGCAGATATGACTGAGAAACTCCAAGACCTACATAAGAAGATGAAGGATCTTGACGAGGAAAAGAAAGGTCCAACCAAGGTCACAAACAACGCTATGTTTGTCGGTAGCACTGCAGAACTTCAGAAGATGCTGAAACAGATGGGTGGTGGCAAACGATAAATAAGTCAGAGGTGTAATCTAAATGGCATACGTTAGATACGACTATAATAATACTATCGTATCCCCTCAACCTACTAGTACAACTGTAAATCAGTTTTCTGGCACTGAGGGTTGGAGCACTGTGACTTATCAAGATTGGAATGGCGATTATGTCGCTCATGACTATTTAAATGCTGTAAGAACTCCTGGCACATTCCAAGCTAGGAACTATGACAATACTATTAGAACACCAGCGCCATATCAGCGCCACGACGTAAATAACGATCCAGTAGAAATCTAATGGCACAGTGGAATAAAGACGCTCAAGCATTTAGAGCACAGGACACAACAAACTTTGAAGTTTACATGTGTGCCGATCAGTTCGGCAACATTGGTGCTTGTGGTGGATCAATGTATAACGAGATCAATATTGCTGCTGGTCTCACTCCTGGATATGCAAACGTCCATAAGTTTGGTGCTGTATATACAACATCATCTGCTTATGATACTGTTTGGTCTAAAGGTGGTGCATATGCATTTCCAACAGGTGCATCTGTAGTTACTGTTGTATCTGGTTCTGACACAGACAGTGATACAGCAAACACTGGTGCTGAAACTATTACTATTCAAGGATTAGATAGTAGTTACAATGAAGTGGAAGAAACTTTATCTCTAAATGGACAGACCGATGTAACTGGAAACCAACAGTTTTTGAGAGTTCATAGAGCATTTATTGCTTCTGGTGTTACCAACGTTGGTGAAATTGATATCAAACATGGTTCAGATGTTGTTTGTTATATCTCTGCTGGTATGGGTCAAACTCAGGTAGCATACTATACAGTGCCTGCTGGTAAGACCGCATATTTAAAATCTTTTGCTGCGACACAGAATAAGAATCAGGAAAACTCTGTGAGGATGTTCCAAAGACCTTTTGGTGGAGTATTCCGAGTTGCTAGTGAATTGAATCTATATGGAAGTAACATGCACACTCTGTTTACTATTCCAATTAGATTTACAGAAAAAACTGATATTGATGTAAGATCATACACGGGAAGTAACTGCACTGTGTCTGCTATGTTTGATATGCTACTTGTAGATAACTAAATAAAAGGGTAAACCCTCGTCGTTTATCATGAGAACATACGGAGAAATTAAAAATCTTGCTGAGGCTGTCAAAGACAAGCAAAAAGAAGAAAAGCGTTTTTGCAAACTCTGTCAAAAGCCTGAGACTAGAG